CATGCAGGCCGAGCTCGCCAAGGTCCAAGCCGTTCTGGACACCCTCGCGTGAGCGCCGTCCTAGCGCCCGCGAAGAGCCCGCTAGTCGGACCCAAGATCCTCTTGATGGGTGAGGGTGGTAACGGTAAGACCCACGCTATCCGAACGCTGTGCGATGCTGGCATCAAGCCGTATGTCATCGCCCTCGAACCTGGATACGAGGTGCTCGGAGATGTGCCCGCGGCCAAGCTCGGCTGGCGCTATATCCCGAGGCCCGCGGGCGACTGGGCCAAGCTCACAGAGGACGCCCAGCGGATCAACACGCTGACCTACGCCTCGCTGAGCCAACTCCCCGACCCGAACAGGGGGAAGTACACCCGCTTCATCGAAGTCCTGTCCGCGCTCTCGAAGTTCAAGGATGACAGGACGGGCGAGGAGCTCGGCGCGGTGGACACATGGGGCACAGGGCGGGCCATTGTCATAGACCACCTCTCCGAGCTCGTCCGGGCGGGGATTGAGCTCACCGTGGGTGGGAAGCCTGTGATGTCGCAGCCGGAGTACATGGTCACGCAGAACAATATCGAGAACCTCCTTCGGCAGCTCGTCACCGTGACGCGGTGCTGGGTCGTGGTCATTGCCCATCTCGACCGCATCCTCGATGAAGTCGGCGGCGGGACAAAGATCATGCTCCAGAGCTTGGGCAAGGCCCTGAGCCCGAAGCTCCCCCAAATCTTCTCCGATGTCATCCTGGCGAATAGGGAGGGGAAGAAGTTCACCTGGAGCACAGCCGCGAGCGGGGTCGTGTTGAAGACGAGGAACTTGCCCATCGAGGACGGGATGCCTCCAAGCTTCGGCCCGATCGTTGAGCGCTGGAAGTCGAGGGGAGGGATCATCGAATGAGGCTTGGCATCAGCGTCCAACGAGAATACGTCGGCCCTACCAACGAGGTCGCGGGAGTGGCCTTCCTCATCACAACAAATCTAAACGAGATGAACGTCACCACGTTCTTCGAGGCAGCGAAGCGAGCCGCGACGGAAGAGTGGGAGCGCTTGGGCAAGCCTAGCCCGAATCCGCCCTTGGTCCAGCTCTGGCTCTACCTAAACGAGTAACACGTCCACCGAGAACGCATCCCGGTCCTAACCTAACCTTAACCACAGGAGCCTCACCGTATGAATTTCGACCCGCAAGAGTTTCTCAACAGCCCGCAGCAAGCCTCGTTCGACACCCGTTTCCCCCTCCACAAAGCGGGCGACTGGGATGGCTACATCGGCAGCGGGGATAAGGACATCGTGATCCGATCCTTCGACTCGTCCGACAAGGACACCGGGCAGCCCGTGACCTACACCGTGATGGAGGTCGCGCTGTACACCGACAACCCCTCCGCCGTAGGCGAGGGCGGGACGGCGCCCGCCCGCTGCCGCTGGACTGGCTTCCTCGATATGGCACCCGACGGCAAGAGTCTCGACCTCGCGCCAGGGAAGAATCGCCAGCTTGGCTACCTCTTGACCGCGACGGGCCACCAAGACAAGACCGGCAAGCAGATCAAGCCCTGGAGCAAGACCTCCCTCGCCGGGGTGAGGGTGAAATACCGCGTCGGCCACAGCCCGAACAAGAAGACGGGCGAGCTCCAGGCCGACGTTACCCAGGTCGCTGCACCCGTCTGAGTACGGAGGGTCTTTCCTCTTCCCATCCGCAGGCGGCTTCGCTCCCACAGCTCGTTATCCTCCCCTTCGGGCTGTGGGGGCCTTTTTAAAGGAATATTCGTGCAGATTATCAAGATAGACCAGATCGTAGTGCTGCCCAACCGGCAGCGACGCGAATTTCCTCCAGAAAGGCTGATGGCACTACAGTCAAGCATTGGGATGATAGGGCTGCAGAATCCCATAGTCGTTAGGCGTCCACATAACGGAGAGAACTTCAGCCCGACGATGTGGGTTCTTGTGTCAGGCGAGCGACGCCTTCGGGCTGTCAGGGACATGAACGAGTTTGGTGAGGAAGTCTCCTATGAAAGCATACCCCTCGCGCCCGGCTTCATCCCCGCCACCCTCGATGCCGAGCTCGCTCCCCTTCCCGCTCGTCGAGCCGAACTAGAGGAGAACTTGCGTCGTGAGAACCTTACTTGGCAGGAAGAATCGTCCGCCCTTGCGGAGATCGCTCGGGTCGAGGCTGCGTTGGCTGATGAGGCAGGAGTGGCAGCGCCTACGAATGCCAAGATCGCGGAGGAATATCTCCCTCCTAAGAGGAGCGGCTTCGAGGGCGGCGAGGCCCAAGCCGAGGGCGTCCGTCGCCGTATCATCCTCGCGGGCCACCTCAGCAATCCCGACGTTGCGAAGGCAAAGTCTGTGGACGAGGCCTTTGGCGTTCTCAAACGGGCGGACGATGCTGCGCGCCATGCTGAAATGGCGCGGGTCGTGGGGGCATCCTTTTCGGCAAAGGACCATACCCTCCTTCAGGGTGACTGCATCGCCCTCATGGCAGGGATGGCGCCCGCGAGCTTCGATGTCATTCTCACCGACCCGCCCTATGGGGTCAACGCTCAGGATTTTGGTGATGCGGGCGGGCGGCTTGTCTCGCAGACGCATGAGTACGATGACGTGGGCGGGGAGGCGTGGGAGACGTTGATGCTGGAGTTCGCCCGCCAATCCTTCAGGGTTGCCAAGGCGCAAGCCCACGCCTATGTCTGCTGCGACATCGACAAGTTTCACTTCCTCTCGAATCTGATGGAGTCCTTCGGGTGGTATGTCCACAGGACTCCCCTCATCAACTACAAGCTCGACGGCTCCCGCGTTCCCCTTCCGGAGAACGGGCCGCAGCGGAAATGGGAAATGGTGCTCTATGCAATTAAGGGGTGGAGGAAAGTCACGCGTATTTATTCTGACGTTATTGAAACACGCGGAGACTCGAATCTCAGCCACGGCGCACAGAAGCCCGTCGAGCTATACGTTAATCTCCTTAAAAGAACAATACGGCCAGGAGATGCGGTGCTTGATCCCTTCTGTGGTACTGGAACAGTTTATCCAGCGGCTCATAGCCTCCTATGTCGGGCTGTCGGAATCGAACTCGACCCCGTCTATGCCGGCATCGCAGCGGCCCGTCTCCAAGCGCTGAAATGACCCCTCCCCTCAAGGTCTCCGTCGAGACGACCTGGAGCGACGGGCTCTGGTCTTGGCGTCCCGCCATCCTATATCTCCGCCTTCGCTACCGCCACTGGCACCACTTCGCGGTGTCGTGGGGGCGGTGGGGGGCGAGGATTGTGGTCCAGCTTCCATGGCTCAAGCCATGACCTACGACGAACCAATATACGAAACTGCCTGTACCTTCTTAAGGGAGACTGAGAAGGCCGTTCTTATTGACACCCATGAGGAGGAATTATGGATACCGTTAAGCCAAGTCAAAGAGATGCACAAGGACGCCAGAGGCGTCGGGACAATCGTAATGACAGCCTGGATTGCCAAGCAGAAGCACCTTCTATAGCTGTCGGGCGCCAGGATAGACGCTCTCCTGCCGAGCGCGAGCTCGACTTCCAGATGGCTGTTAGCGATGCAAGGAGGGCCCGTGACCGCTACCTCTAACCCCGAAGGCGAGCGCTGTGAGAATTGTAAGTTCTTCTTCCAGACCGAGCCCGACCGCGAGCTCAATCGGCAGACAGTGTGTCGTCGCTTCCCTCCTACCGGCATCGCCGTGAACAACCCTCGCGGAGGGATGGCGACGATGGCGTTCTTCCCTGCGATCACGGTGACCTTTTGGTGTGGGGAGTGGGCTCCGGGCAAGGTCATAGTAAAACAATGAGCTCCCTAACTGTTATTTTGATCTTCAAGGACGGTGCGGAGATACAGAAGGCCGAAGAAACGCTCCAAATCGACGAGGACCGAGAGAGCTCAGAATCCATAAGGAACAACTTGAACAAGAAGTGGGAAATTGTGCGGCAGCGTGTAGGTTGGTTGCTAAGGAAATGACCCTCCCTCTCGGGAGCGGCAACCCGAACGCCAAGATCTTTATCGTAGGAGAGGCCTGGGGCGCGGACGAGGCGCGGGCGGGCAAGCCCTTCGTCGGGATGAGCGGCATAGAGCTCGACAGAATGCTCCACGAAGTGGGCATCCTCCGCTCAGACTGCTATGTCTCCAATGTGGTCAATGCGCAGCCCGCGGGCAACGACATCAGGGCTTGGATTCCCCTCACCAAGCGGGAGATCACGCCAGACTGTGTAAGGTTCCGTGACCGAATGGTCAAGCCAATCTTCCTCGAAGGCTATCACTCACTGTTAAAGGAGATATCCCTTGTCAAACCTTCCCTCGTCGTTGCGTTGGGGAACACGCCGCTCTGGGCGCTTACGGGCCGTTGGGGTATTACGAAGTGGCGGGGCTCACAGCTTATCCAGAATGCAGCGGACCTTACGGACGCGATCTCGAATCCGCCTGTTAAAGTCATTCCGACGTATCATCCGGCAGCTATCCTCCGGCAATGGGACTGGCGGGCGGTGGCGCTTAACGATCTTCGACGAGCCAAGCGCGAGTCTACGACGCCAACTTACAGAGTTCCTGACTGGACCTTCATCATCCGGCCCGGGCTCACCCAAGCCCTCGGTACATTAGGAGCCCTATATGAAAGATGTCAAGCGGGGCCAACCCTCCTCTCGTTCGACCTTGAGACGCGAGCCGGGCATATCGCCTGCGCAGGTATCGCGTGGGACAAGGAGAATGCGATCTGTATTCCGTTCATGGCCGTTTCTCAGCCCGACGGATACTGGCCCGAAGAGGAAGAGGCCATCGTACTCGATTCTATGGCCCAGTTGCTTATGCATCCAAACGCCCGTGTCTTGGGTCAGAATCTCTTATACGACTGCCAGTACACTTGGAGACATTGGCACTATGTGCCCAAGGTCCACTTCGACACGATGATCGCACATCATACCGCCTTCGCCGCCGCCGCTGGTCCCGACGAGACCTCCCTCGCCAAGCTAAAGAAGGGCGCTAAGAAGCGTCAGGGCGGGTTCAAGAAATCTCTCGACTTCCAAGCCAGTCTATACAACGAACACTATATCTACTGGAAGGACGACTCGAAGGAGTGGGACCCGGCCATTGGCGAGGAACAGTTTTGGCGATACAACTGCGAGGACGCAGTCCGAACAATGGAATGCGCGGAGGTCCTTGGTGTCCGTCCTTAGCTCGATGGGGCTGGGGGAACAAAACGCCTTTCAGCAGAGGCTGTTTTGGGCGGCGCTTCGGGCGATGCAGCTCGGAATCAAGATTGATCCTCTCGCCCGAGCGGATATCACAAGGGAACTCGAAGCTGCGATGGGCACTACAATGGCTTGGATAGAAACGGTCCTTGGCCACGCTATAAACCTCCGCTCCCCCAAACAGATGCTAACGCTTTTCTATACAGACCTCGCGCAGAAGGTCGTGCTCACGCGGGCAAAGCCGAAGCAGCCGCCAAAGCCTACAACGGACGACGAGGCCCTCGACACCATCGCCAAGCGCGAGCCGTTGCTCAAGCCTCTATGTCACAAGATTCTCCACTGGCGTAGCCTCGCAACATTCCGAGACAACTTCATGGAGGCCCGACTCGATGAGGAGGGGCGAATGGGATCGTCCTTCAATATCTGTGGGACGGAGACCTATCGCTTCAGTTCAAGCGAAAACGCCTTTGGCGTCGGGATGAATCTCCAATACATCCCCCACCCTGGCTCCCGCTCTCTCATCAAGGCCCTTGAACGTGGTGAGACCCTCCCAAACGTCAAGAGGATGTTCGTGCCCGACGAGGGTTATACCTTCTTCGAGGAGGATCTTGACCGGGCGGAGTTCTATGTCGTGGTGTGGGAAGCTGACGATAAAGAGCTTAAGCTCGCGCTACGCAAGGGCATCGACATCCACT